CTGTTAAACTGAACTTGCGTTTGCACTACTTTGTAGTTGTGCAGGGGTTAATGCTGAAATTATTACTATATCTGTAGCCTGAGCGCAACTTACAAATATTTCATATGGTGCTGAACGAATTTCATATAAATCACCAAATACTAAATTAGGATCTTTAGGAACTAATATAACACTATTAACATAGTCACCTAATACATTGTGTAAATATGCGGCTAGTTCACTAAAGTAGAATGTGTCCCCAAAGTCCCAATTATCAATCGTAAAATAATTATTCATTTCTGATAAAACTTTGGTACGAATCTCACTCTCACTAGCAGTAGACATTGTATTCTTAATTACTTTGATTGTGGCCTGTAAATTGCTTTCTGCTTTATTACCAAACAAAGGTTTGAATGTAACACTATTGATAATGATACTATCAGTTAACATTTTATAATTATCCAAATCACTATATAGTTGAGTTAATTCATTTATAGTCGGTACACTTGGTTTAGATATCATACCGGTTGTATCTTTAATCCAATTTTGATATTGTGTATAGTAACTTTGTGTCACTACGTATAAATCGATAATATTGGTTGTTGCTGGGTTGATACGTGTTGTATTATCACTAATATGTTTATATTGGAAATATAATCCTTGACGGCCAGTCATTGCACTATAAGTTGTTAACAATGACAAATTATAGATGTTTGCACTTGTAGTAGCATCAATTACACTTTGATAGAATTTATTTTCATATACTGCATAGAAGATTGTTCCTAATGGGTATTCATACTTAATAATATTAATATCTGACTGTAATCCATAACTATAAACAACTTCACTAGTAGGAATCATTACTTTCCTAGTTAGCATATTAGCATCAGTAATTGATTGGAAGAATACAAAAAATTGTACATTTGAAGTACCGGATACATACCCTGTTACTTCACTAAAGAAATCAGGATTACTTAGTGTGCCCGGTAAGTTAGCATCTGCCGTAGATACTTCAACTGCATAGTCATCAACATATCCATCAGTCTCGGTTGGTTGACCAACTACATATAATACCTTATCTTTTGCTAATGGCCAATTACTAAATGGTTGACTATTAGTTTTCATAACATTGATATAGTCTTGCATAACTTTGCCACTTAGTGGATCATATATGATTTTTTCTCTTTCAAAACTAAATCTAACTCCATTAACACTTGCAAAATAATAAGCAAGACTATTATATGATACACTATAACTACTACCGCCTAAACTATTAAATCGTAAAAATGCAGTAGCATCATCATATGCAACAATGCTCCAACGGTCTTGATTAGCCAATAATGTATTATCAAACTTTAATCCAAAACTTTGATTTAAATTAATTAATGTAATACAATCCTGTATTACTGTATTAGGTAGCATATTAGTAAAACTAGGTATAATTGTATTCAATATACAACTTCCCGGTACAGTCGTATTCAATACTACTGGACCTTGGCCATTGCTCAAGTTACCCAATCCATTATTACTGCCGTCGCCGGTAATGCCTCCTACACTAGTCCAAATATATGTTATATCGCTAGGTCCAGGGAATCCTTTTACTAATTGATTATTCTTATCAAAATAATATCCACTAGGCGCAGTAAATTTTAATAACGCACCCTCTGTAATATAACTAGTATTACCACCACTATATACACCTACTTGTACAGGACCATTAGAATCATTATAAAAGAATCCAGTAGTCTGATTTGAATTGAAGTTAGTTTGATTCCATTTTAATGTAGTTATTCTACTATAAGTAGATGGTTGATGCACCCATGGATAGTATGCTGTATAATATTGTAATACCCTACTACTATTCAATACTGTACTTAATGTCTCGGTTAAAAAGTTTATTATTTCACTAGTGCTAGCCGGACTGAATGTAATAAAACCAACGCTATCATCTACAAATAAACCACCGTCATCAGCAAAATCGTTTGTTGAACTATACTTTGCGCTAGGGTCTTGTAAGTCAAAGTTACGACTTACACCAACACTAACTCGGTTAAGTGCCTTGCTCTTAATGATTGAACTATACAATGTAAATGGGAAGTTGTTATAATCTTCTCCGTTAACCATACGGTTTTGAGTATAGAATCTTTGCGGTGCTCTTGTCTTAATATTTTGTAATGTTTCACGCTGTTGTGCAGTAGTTACTGGCAATTGTAATGTTAATGCCATTGACAATGTTTCTGTACGACCGGTTCTACTTATGTAGTTTAAGTTAACTGTAATACCGGCAAATTCAGTTGGGTCAATTGTATATGTAAGTGCGTTTCCAGTACGTATATATGATATATAGTTACCTGTAGGCATTGCACCAAATACACCGTCACCAAAATTATATGTTACTTGGTCGTTATATCTACTAGTGACACTAAAAATGTTTTTATTAAAATTATTAGTTTGTTGCGAATAAATGCTATCAACTTGTTTCCAAGAAACTAATGCGTTTGTCGTTGGATCTATACCATATAACCAAGTGTCTGTGTTGTTAACACCTTGAATATCAATATCAACTTGTTGATTACTTATTTGTTCGGGTACATTAAATGCATATGTTCCTAATGTACCTTGTTTGAAGTACATAAAGAATCCGGTATTAACACTACCGAACCCTAGATTATCATTGCGATATAATATGTTAAATTTTCCAGTAGGTGCAGGTGGATTTTCATATAATGTTGAACTATTAACGCTAGTCATGCTAACGCATTCAAATGCCATACTAACACCATCGATAGTCGCACCAAAACTGCTTGTGGGTAATACACCTGGTGGAATTCTGATAGTATATTCATCAGTTTTGATATCAAGAATCGTCTGGCTATTCCCAGGCTTTCCTACACGTTGGCTGTCAGTTAATGATGCATTGAGTACTGTATTGAATTGCTCTTGCCAATTTGGATTAGCCGGGTCATTCCATAATATAGTTAACCCGCTTAGATTGATACCATTAATGTCTTTTAGTTGTTCAGTTGTTTGTATGCTGGTAATTTTCAAAAAGCCCTGACCAGCGATGTTACGTTTTGGAGTATACCCAACTAAGTTTGCTAGTTTTACTACAGAGTCACGGCGTTCAGCAGTATCAATAAAGTTTTCACGTGTGTTCAAATCATCACGGAAACTCATGGCTTGTCCCATAAACGCCATGATATCTAGTAATGCTACATATTCACTAGATTCTGTGTAATCATTAAACGTTTCAGGGTAGTAGGCACGCAAGTAATCTACGAAATTCTTACGTAGTGATTCATAATCGTAACTTTGGAAGTCGGCTTGGCTATACGTTTTGTATATTGATTTCCAATCATTAACACCAAAAATACTACTTTGTCTTGAACTTGTGGCCATATTATATCTCTCTTACATATTTATCGTACAAAAAAACCGTGTTTTTATACTGTAGTTGCGGTTTGTGTACCTTGGTCAAATAATACGGCTAATTGAGTAGGATTATTAAAAGGGGTTATCGCTAGTTCTAATTCAATTAGTATACCAGATTCCATATTAGTAGTTTGTAATGTATTCAGTATAATTCTAGGATCTGATTGCACTATTCTTGCAATTTCATGCTCTAAATCTTTTCTAACGTCTATTGTGTTTGGCTCGAATATAAAACTCCAAAGAGTTGTACCATAATCAGGTCGTCCGGGCTTTTGCCCTTGCACAATATTAAAAGCATTTATTAAATCTTGTATAACTAATTGTTCGTCTACTGTTCTGAATTTTTTACCTGAACGTTGGACTTTATCTGTATTACCAATAGTACTATTAATACCCCTGGTAAAGCCAGCAGTTCTCACATTTTCTACATGTTGTGTGCTAAATCCTACGTATGTTGGCATATTAAATCCTTAAAATATTTATACTGTTAATGTGTTTCTTATCTGTGTTTCTAGGTCTGCTATTTTTCCACTTGATATATATACTGGCGTAAATGCATCTGATGCTTGCGTACTGTTTACTCCATATTTTGCCCTTGCAGCATCCCAAGCCTCATTTAATTTGTTATAATTAGTTTTTTCTTCTGCTAATTGTTTTGCTAAACTATCTATTTTTACTGATGCGGCTGTGTTGGGTTCAGGTGCTTTTGCTGATCCAAGTATAGGAGGAGGTACTTTATCACCTAATTTAGCCTTAGCACTTGCTAATAATCCATCAGTTTTAAATGCATTAGTTATTGAAGTAGGTAAAGCAATATTCAATGCTCCGTGACCAATAGCACTTAATAGGCTATTTAATTTACTCAGCATACCAGGGTCGATGCCACCCATTGCTACAGTAGCAAGTGACCCACCTGCTAGTAAACTCTTAGCACTGGCTATATTAGTTCCTAATTCACTACTGTTTATTGATCCGGATATACCTTTGATTGAACTTGATATGTCTTTTATTCCTGAACTAGTAATTGGATTACTAGCATTATTAGATATTGCATCCGCGCCACCTGGCAACCCACCTAAACTAGCAACGTTAACTCCTGGAATAGCAGCATTAAGTTGTGATTGTACTAATGAATTAACATTTAATCCCTGTCCACTTTGAGCGGCACTAGCTGCAGCCATTGCAAGACCTGCACCAGGCACACTTGCTGATATTGCTTGCATTGCTAATCCTTGAAGTTGAGGATCATTTGCCGCCTTAGTTGCTAAGTCAGTGGCTGCATTTGCAATTCCACCCAATGCACTTGCAGCACCAGTTAAATCACCGGCAGATGCAGCTGCATTTGCAAGACTAGTCGGGTCAGGAGGTGCATTAATTGCAGTTAAGTTTTGCGGGACATTTGCTTTTAGTGGCTTAAATGCTGACAATACACTAGAATATAAACTTGAAGCAAATCCTTTAACTGCACTTGTTACATCAATACCACCTAACTTAATACCACTAAGTGCTACCATTGATTTATCTGCAAGACCCGCTGCAAAGTTTCCACTAGATACTAAATCTTTTGCTGATCCCATTAACCCTAGTGCGGCGCCTGTTTGTCCGCCTGTTAAGAAATTACTAGTTGCTTTCAATCCTAATGATGCTGTACTCATAATTAATCCAGCAGTTTGTGTAGAATGTTCAGTTCCAGTTATTAATCCTGCAGCCTTTAATGCTCCTTCACCCTGTGTCAATAATGAAGCCGCTGATTTTGCTTGTGCAGTAGGATCATTTAAATATTGATTTAAGTTAGTAACGCCGTTTTGCCCGGTAAAGATATTATTAGGAAATGCTTGTGTTAGTGCTTTACCACTATTCAATGCATAATCAACTGCGACTTCACTTCCTGGTTTAATAACGCCGGCTGCACTCATTTGTGAGGCGTTTAATGCAAAGTTACCTATGCTTGGAACTTTAAGACCGTTGCCATCTGATAACACACCTGCACCACCTGACAATACAGCAGGACCCATTGGGCCTAATGCGGCTGTTACAGCCATTTGACTTACCATACTAGTTAATGCTGGATTACTTAATGTAGTTTCCAGACCTTTAGTAAGATTTGATACGTCGGCTAAGCCTGGCACTGTAGCCGCAAATGTTGTATTTGTTGGATTTTCTGGTACTTTAGGTGCTACTAAATTCGCAGCACTTATTGCTTTACTTGGTGGAGAGGGAAATGCCGCACTCGCACTCTTATCTACTTTAACATCTACCCCTTTACCTGCATCAGCCCAAGGCATGTGTGCAGGGGCACGATTAACAATACTTGTTAGTTTAGCCGGCGCAGGGTTATAACCCTTACTATCATCAAATAATGTATCTGATAATACGCTTACGCCTATTTGACCCACTGGCTTTGGTGTAGTAGAAATATCACCACTGTTAATCTTAACGTTTGGTTTTTTCTTACCACCATTAATGAATACGGTACCTTTTGCCTTATGTCCTATATCTCCGCTGGCTTCAGTTGCAAAGTTACTTTCAGTCTTAGTTGTATAATCACCTTTAGAATATCCGGCAAATGTATCACCTGCATATTGAGTCATTGTTTGTAATGCTTCAATTTTAGTATTCTTTGCTGACATTTTTAAATCACCCATTGCATTGATATTAATATTTCTATCAGCGTGTAGATTTAAATCACCCTCAGTTCTTATGTTTACTGAGTTAGTAGAGTACATATCAATTGTACCTTCACGACCTAACTCAATATAACTTTGACCATTGGCATGCATAATCATTAATGTTTGTGCATAGTCATTCATTAATATAGTATGTCCGGATGCTGTACGTAATCTGATTAACTGGTCTCTTCCATTAAGATCACCGTCATCCATTACAAAACTATGTCCGCCTCTACGACCAATGATTTTAAAGTTTTCGTTTTTAGCATCGGCTTTAATAGCATCATTAATAGTGGTATCATCATACCCACCTTGATATATAGGTCGTCCGGGTGTGCTTATACCAAATACTTGACTTGGGCTTTCACGCATACTAGAGCTACTAATTGCTCCTCTATCAGGATCTTTCAACAATCCCTGATTAAAAAGAACAGTTGCTTGATAACTGTGTACTGGTCTAGGTACATATGTAGTTCCTATAAGTGAACTGTCTTTATATGCTTTATTTGCATTGTTTACTTCAGACACAGGTAATCTTGATGCACCACCATAACTTTTTGCTTCACTCGCATTCATAACTACATTATCGCTTGCTCCTACACCCGGAGTCATATATGTCATACCAGGTTTAGGTAACGAACCTATATAATAACCAAAGTTAATATCACCGTTCAAAAATATACATAATACTTCTGTACCTATATCAGGGGGTGTCATCCACATACCATAACTATTTGGATTACCTAAATATGTACCTTCACCTGTGTCACTTGCGGTATTAGGAGTATATCCAAAGAAAGGACTCATATAGTTAACTGGTGTCCAACTAGCAGGACTATCCTGAACAGATGTATTACCTCTTAATAGAAAAACTTCTATTCTACCTGAACGTGTTGGGTCTACATTATTCTTTACAATGCCTATAACCGCGCTGGGTATAGTATTGGCTCCGCCTCTAGTATCTTTGTTACTATTAAATGAACCACCTAATTTAATATAATTTTCATTATCTGACATTATATTTCCTCATGTATTTTATCATTCACGTCCACCTTGATATCCAGGAACTGTACTAGCCCCACTTGGTATTGTTGTAGCAGAAGTACCGTTTAACGGATTTAGTGCAGCACTATTAAATCTTCCTGTTACACTTGTATCCGTAGTTTTTTGATTACTACTATCACTTACAAAAGGTGGGATACATACTTTTAATTCTTGTTGAAATACACCTTTACTAAATGTACTGATAACTTGCCATACCATATATATTGTGCCCTGTACATCTTTTTTAATACTATCAGGGTATTTCCAAAATAATATGTCACCGTCTTTACTAGGATTTAATAACCCGTCTGCTTTACTACCAGTACTGGGTGAATAATCTAGTGCATCTCTAAACTCAATTTCAATAAAGACTTGACCTGAATTTGGATTAATACTTTGATCGGTGCCAAACCATTTTCTAATAGCCTCTTCATAACCTTTAGACGTAGCGGTCATCAAATAATCAGGATCACCTAATATAACAATTTTTGCTTTAAGTTGGTCTGCGGGACTATACAAAAACGTTTTGAATGGTCCCACTGCTTTATCATACCAACCGGGTGCCTTTCCCTGAGTATTACTACCGCCACCTGATTTCTCATTTGGTGCCGGATCATCTGTTTGTTCTTTCTCCCAATCATTGCCTAAACCTGCTAAGTTAAAATATAATAGATTGTAAGTTACATCATAACTTATGATTTCTTTTTGATGTTGTGAATTTTCTGGGTTGGTGTCGTTGCTCATAAACCAGTGTTTATATCTTTTAACTGGTCCATAATATTGTGTGCGTTTTCCTAAGTCTAATCCTCTGATGTAAGGTACTTCATATCTTTTAATAATATATGTTATTTCAGTAGAAAATTGATTTCTCTTGTTATCATACTTACCTAAAACAACATTTGGTATAACACTATACCAACCAATTTCTTTTGCTCTACCATCTTTATAATTCTTCTCGCCTTCTTTTGCTTGGGTATATTCTTCACTTGGTGTCTTTTTTAGTGCGTTAGTTACATATGAACTTTGTGTAATAACTTGTTCTATCACCTGCAATATACTATCTCCGCTATTAACACTAACAGGGCGAAATTGTTTTTGTATCACTGCTTGTTTAGATGATAATTTAACATTTACTCCATCTGCACTACTAACAGGTGTGTTTCGTGATTTTTCGTTTGGATTAAAATCTTCATCCACTAAGTCAGCATTTTCTATGCCAGTACCGGGTTCAAATTTAATATTCCAAACATCTTTAACTTCTATTTCACCTAAGTCTAATTTTCTCTGCTGAATTTCATTTAGTCGTTGCATCAGTCCCATTACGTTTGGATTTTTATTTTTATCATCTGAACCCTGTAATACATCCTTAACTGTTTTTCCTGTTAGTGTCATGTTCTCAGTAATTTTTAATCTAGTCTGACCTAAACCTAATTGCTCGCTGGCTATCTTGGCCTTTACATTGTAGGTAACCATTTTAGGATCTAACTTAAAATCAAATCCATATATGATTATAGGAAAACATCTTTCAAATGATGCAGTTGAGTCAGTTACATTTTCTGAACGTGTTGCACTTTTCATTATATTACCGTCTTTATCATATCCATAAAATCTTATTACCAACATATATTGTATTTGTAATGCGGTAATACTTTCATTGACATTTCTTTTTATTTTACTAGAAGCCTGTACTTTGGTTGCAGCCTTTACTAATCTTGTTGGTAATGAAAAACCATAAGGTTCATGTATTTGAAAAGTAAAATCAAAACTATTACATGGACTCATTGTTTCTTTACTACTAATTGCAGTTTTTATAGTTAGATTATCAATGTAACAGTCTAATTCAAAACCATCTGCTCTTTCACCAAATTGAGAAGTAGTAGTATTATTATCCATTCCGTTCTTTGTAGCACCCTGAATACCACCACTACGACATATTAACTTCCAATCATTTGGTATTTTATAACCTTGAGAATATAAATTATATGTATCTGGATTAATCATATACAAACTTATATTGTATGTACTGCTTGAAAATGCAGATAATGGATTAGCTCTTAATGGAGCAACTTTATTAGTACCACTAGGTGTATCAACTTTTATAGGAGGGGGTTTAACTGGTTCTTCTTTATTGTAACCAGTTATCTCTACTCTATATGCAGGTTCACTTGTAGGTTGTTCAACAATCGGTGCTGGAGTTACTACAGCAGGGGGTTGTGCTTCTGGCTGTGGGGTGGGTTCTGCTTGCGCTGCCGCATTAGTCTTCCACTTATCAACTATGCCGCTTAGTGTGTCACCGCGTTGTACTGTGACCTTACTACCATCCGGCAAGTTTATAACCTGGCCAGGACTTATTGCATTAGGATTTTTAAGACCGTTGTCACTTACTACTTTGTTAACAGTTTGTGAAAATGACAGGTTACTGCTAGGATATGAGTATGCTGTTGCCATATTATAAACTCAAAATAGATTTTAAATTTGAGTACTGTGGTAAAAATATATACGTACCGGCTGCAAAGTCAAACATAGGATCCTTCAATATATCAGGATTACGTTGTGCAAACACCCACCACAATTTACTATCATTGTATAGGTCATATGCTAATAAGTCAGGTCTATAATTATAAGTAACATTAATTTCCCAATATTCATCAGTAGAGTCTGGTGGTATTGGTCTGTTATTCATCACATCTAAAAATATATTTTTATATACTGATGATAGATAATATGGGCTAGTCTGTGGGTATGCTATAGGTGTCATTACCAAATTCCATCTTTAGTTAATTTTCCAGAAGAGTATCCGTCTTTTCCGTTTAATTTGAATCGGTTACTTATATCTTGTCTAGTTACTACAGGGTATGCGGTAATTTGAATAGATAATTTAGTTGGTACATATGTAACCCCACTACCTGGTTTTGTTATACTTGAAAAATTAGGTTGCTTAGGTACTGCACCTTTATTTAATTTTGCACCTCCTAATCTAAATTTAGATAGTGCATTGCCAATTATACCATTGCTTTTTGGTGGTGAATTTTTTACTATGTTTGTGATTCCACCTGAACTAAATGAGTTAACTTCTTCTGTTCTTATATAGTCAACATCATTAGGTAAATTATAAGTAAAACTACCTATGACTAACGGATGATTATTAAATTGATATGATCCTAATCCAGTTAGATAACATAAAGGTGGGGGTGTTCCTCCTCGGGGATCAACATCTTGTCCATAAAACATTTTAGTGACACTCTTAAAAAAGTGAATCACGGCTAACATATATTTTGCTTCTACATTATCTTGTGCAGTGAAATCACCTACTATAGTTATCTCATCTACACTACTATTTTGATAAAACCAATTTTTGTAATTAGTATGTACAATATCGACATTTTGATAATTTGCTTTATACGAAACATTAATCGTTGGTAAGTAAGGAAATATAACACCCTCAGTATATCGTAAAGGATATAATATATCATTGAAATCTAATGGCTCTTGCTTATACAAGTAATTTGCACCGGGTGCTAAACTTAATCGCACACGCCAATCTTGTCCAATAGTAGTTTTTTGCGGTACAGATTTTGGTGTGACACTGGTAGTTTGTGCCGGTGCACTTGCTGGTAATATTGGTACACCGTTAGCATCAACTCTTTCTCCCTGACCATTTTCATATCCACCAAATCCATCTGGATAAACTTTACTTGCACTTGTAGCACCTATTTCTTTGACTCCGTAACCTTCTAATGTTGTTGGGTCAATTGCTGCTTGAACCCCGAAACCTTCTGTTGTGGTTTTGTCAACTGTTGCTTGGACTCCATATCCCTCTAATGTTTTTGGATCAACTGGTTGTATTGCTTTTGCTTCAGTTTCTATTTGAGCAGGGGTTTTAGCAACTGCATCACTTACGGGTACTTGTTGGTCATTTGGCGATGACGTACCTGCATCAGCTTGAATTTCTTTTATACTTGGTTCTGATTTTACTGAAACTTGAGTAGGCGCTGATAACGGTGTATCAGCATTTGCTTGTGCCTGTTGTTGTGCTGTACTTATTGCCGGGTCCGTTGTGGTTTTTTGCTCTACTGCTGCGGGTGTCTGTGCTGGAGGGGTTGCAGGAGGTTGGTCTGCCGGGGCATCTTTTATTGGGTCACCCTGTGCTTGTAATTTTTCTAAGCTAGCCTGTGCGGTTGCTAACTTAGCATTATATCTACCCAGATTAGTCTGTGCTACTTGTTTACTTACTGCACTACGTGCAGGATCATCTATTACAGCCTGGTAAACCGCAATGTCAGTTTTAATATTTGCTATGTTTTCTTCTGCCTTATTAATTTCGTACTGCGTTGCCATTAGTTATTCCTATACTAAATAGTATTTATCGCATAAAAAATCACCATTTTTTACCATAAACAGTTGTATTCACGCAACAGTTGTGCTATACTCGTCTTATCAAAACTACGGAGAAATATGAGTTTACCAAGCAAAAAACCAGTCAATTATTTAAACAATAAAGATATATTAAAAGAGATTCATGCAAGCAAAAACACATATTGTGTATATTCAAAACCCAATGACCATCGATATGATTTCATTGTGGATATGCCTACCGAGTCTATGGAAAAGAGTTTAGAATATGCTCTTAAACCAGAAAGTATTCAATTAGCACGTGAGACCAGAGCGACACGATTAGGCATAGAAGCAGGGGAAAAGGATTCAGTCGATCCATTAAGTATCCCAGTAACAGATTTAGTATTCAGAGTAATGACATGGGATCATATTCCGGTTGCTCCAAAACAACCCCGTAAAGTAGATAAAAAGAAAACTGCAAAAGACTTCTTTGAATTTGATAGCGACCAAGATGAGATTTTCTCTGATTTGGAAGATCCAACTACTGCAAAAGAAATTGATGACATGGTTCATGTTAAAGTTAATTTTCCCCCATTCCAGCATTTCCGTTTAGATAAAAATAATAACTTTAAGTGTATTGGCAAGAGTCATTGGATCGGTGACTTGAAGAAGGGTGAGTTCAGCAAAGACCAAGGTAATATCACTAACAAACTTGCACGTATGTACATTATGATGTGTGAAAAATATGCTATGAAGTTTAACTGGCGTGGATACACATACAACGATGAAATGCGTAACTCAGCAATATTACAATTAACTTATGTAGGATTACGTTTCAATGAAGCAAAGTCTGCTAACCCATTCGCATATTACACAGCCGCAATTACAAATAGTTTCTGTCGTGTATTGAATAGTGAGAAGCGCAATCAGAATATCCGTGATGACATTTTAGAAATGAACGGATTAAACCCAAGTTGGAGTCGTCAAGGTACTTCAAGTATGGTTTATGAGGAATAATGTTTAAGAATAAGAAACGCTTATTTACATTTGGATGTAGTTTTACTAACTACAATTGGAACTATACATGGCCCGAAATTCTTAAAGTGGAACTCGGGCTTCCATTATATAACTATGGTAAGATAGGTGCGGGTAATCAATATATCTTTAACACTATAATGCAGGCTGACAATCATTATAAATTCAATAGTGATGATTTAATTATGATTTGTTGGTCCGGTGTACATCGTGAGGATAGATATGCATATGATGAATGGCATCATACATCAAATGTGTTTTATAATAAAAATGAGATGTATAACACAGAGTGGGTTAAGAAATATTGTGATCCGAACGGAATGGCACTTAGAGATTATGCATTATTCAAAGCAACAGATATGTTATTACAGCGTTCCGGGTGTGAATCATATAGAATGTCTATGAATACATTGACTATGGGTATTGATAAAGAAATACAAGAAATGTACAAATATACACTAATGAATATACGTCCTAGTTTTTTAAGTGTGCTTTGGAAAGATGATTGGGAAGTTAAAAAGAAACTAATAAGAGACATGAATCCCATAGTTGATGATTATCACCCAAGTCCAATTGAACATTTGATATATCTATCAAAGACCTTCAATTATAAGTTCTCTAACCCAGTTATCTATGGTGTATCTCAGTTCCAATCTGAGTGGGAAAAGATTGTCAAACAATCAAAAGAACCCAGATTCATTTATAAACCATATCAAGTAAGTGAAAACTTAGTAGGTTATATTTAACCAACCACATTGATTTACTATCAATGTTTATAGTACAATAGACAAATGAGTAATTTATTTAAAAAAGCCGCAGTCTTTACCGACATACATTTTGGTTTAAAGAGCAACAGTTTACAGCACAATTTAGATTGTGAGGGATTCGTTGATTGGTTTATACAAAAAGCCAAATCAGAGAATTGTGAGACTTGTTTCTTTTTAGGCGACTGGCATCATCATAGAGCCAGTATCAACTTGCATACACTACAGTTTAGTTTGCAGGCAATAGAAAAATTAAGTAAGAACTTTGATCGGGTATTCTTTATACCCGGTAATCATGACCTCTATTACAGAGATAAACGTGATGTACATAGTGCTGAATGGGCTAAACATATCCCAAACATTACAATCGTTAATGACTTTTATAGTGAAGGCGATGTAGTTATTACTCCATGGCTAGTGCAAGACGATTACAAAAAGATACAAAAACTAAGTGGCAAGTATATGTTTGGTCATTTAGAGTTACCTAGATTCTATATGAATGCTATGGTAGAGATGCCCGACCATGGTGAGATTAATGAGAATCACATGGGCGGCTTTGAAAAAGTATTCAGTGGTCACTTTCATAAACGACAGGCTCGTAAAAATATTTGGTACATTGGTAATAGTTTTCCACATAATTATGCTGACGCAGGTGATGATGCAAGAGGTATGATGATATTAGAATGGGGTAGTGAGCCTGTATTTCATGCATGGCCAAGACAACCAGTCTTCCGTGTACATAAACTAAGTGATGTACTAGATAATGAACAGGGCTTGTTATTGATTGACAGTTATGTTAGAATACATTTAGATACAGAGATTAGTTACGAAGAGGCTAATTTCTTACGTGAAACATGGATCCCAGAATACAAACTACGTGAAATGGCACTTATCCCTATTAAGGTAGAACAAGCCGAACAAGCAAACATGGACGGTGTTAAGTTTGAAAGTGTTGACCAGATTGTTATTGACCAAATCAATTCAATTGAAAGTCAAGGCTTTGACAAAAAGATGCTATTAGAAATTTACAACAACCTATGATTTTATTAAAGAATATCACATTAAAAAACTTTCTATCAATCGGACAAGTAACACAAGCAGTCAACTTTGACAAACAAGAACTAACATTAATTCTAGGTGAGAACTTAGACTTGGGTGGTGACGGTGCTCGTAATGGTACTGGTAAGACCACATTGATTCAAGGTTTGTGTTATGCATTGTTCGGTGTACCTATTAACAACATTCGTAAAGACAACCTAGTTAACAGAACTAACGGGTCTAAGATGTTAGTTACATTAGAGTTTAGTGTTAACGGTGTTGAGTATAAGATTGAACGTGGTCGTAAGCCGAACTTACTAAAGTTCTATGCAAACGACCAACAAAAAGGTGCAGACGATGCACAAGGTGAGAATAAAGAAACACAAGTACATATTGAGAAAGTTATCAATATGAGCGTTGACATGTTCCGTCATATTGTTGCATTGAATACATATAGTGAACCATTCTTGGCACTTAAATCAAATGAACAACGTGCTATCATCGAACAATTGTTAGGTATTACATTACTTTCTGAAAAGGCTGATGTAGTTAAAGAATTGATTCGTAACAGCAAGGATAATATCCAAGCAGAAGAATTTCGTGTTAGGGCAGTTGAAGAAGCCAATAAGCGTGTTAAAGAACAAATTGAAAGTTTAAAACGTAGACAAACACTTTGGACTAACAAACATGCAAGTGATTTATCTTATCTGGTTATACAATATGATGAATTAAGTAAGATTGACATTGAAAAAGAATTGGCTGCCCATAAAGACTTAGCCATCTATAACACTAAGAAAAAGCAACAAGATGCATACAATGCATTATTGGCTAGACAAATTGCTTGGAAACAAAAACAAGATAAAGACATAGGTGATTTAGAAAACAGTATCTTTAAACTAGAACATATTGACATTGTTCAAGAATTGTTGGCACACCGAGCATTGGCTGAGTACAATACCAAGACCGCTGAGCTAGCAACACGTGACAAAGAGTTAGCAAGGTTACAAAAAGATATTGATAAAGAAAACAAGTTAATCAGTAAACTTATTAGCGAGGTTGCAACATTGCGTGACCATCAATGTTATGCTTGTGGTCAAGAGTTCCATGATGAACAACATACTAAGGTTCTAGCAGATAAAGAGAAAATGCTAGAAGATGCACAGTTTCATGTCACTACACTATTGAATCAATATAAAGAACAAAACGATAAAGATATTGTTCCAGGTGACAAGCCAAAGACACATTACAAAACAGAAGCCGAAGCAATTCGTCATGGTAGCGACTTAGAAAATATCAGAACTAAGATACTAGAGAAAGAAGCCGAGACTGATCCATATGCAGAACAACTAAGTGAGCATACACCAGTTGAATTGGGTGTTATGCCAATCACAATATATGATACAGAAACACAAGCAATTGAGCATAGGTCAAAAGTTGAAAACTTACTAAACAGTATTGCTAATAAAGATGCAGAAACTGATCCATATGGTGAGCAGATTACTGAAATGGAAAGTCAAGCATTACAAAATGCAGATTTTGAAGAAATTAACAGACTTACAAGAGCAATGGAACATCAAAAGTTCTTACTTGACTTACTAACTAGTAAAGATAGTTTTGTTCGTAAGAAGATTATTGACCAGAATCTGTCATACTTGAATAGTAGACTGACACATTACTTAGACAAGATTGGTTTACCGCATCAAGTTATCTTTAAGAATGACTTAGAAGTTGAAATCACAGAGTTAGGTCGTGAACTTGACTTTGACAACCTATCTAGGGGTGAGCGTAATCGTTTAATCTTAGGTCTAAGTTTTGCTTTCCGTGATGTTTGGGAATCATTATACAGTCCTATCAATACATTGTTTATTGACGAATTGATTGATAGTGGGCTAGACACGATGGGTGTTGAAAACTCTATTGCTATTCTTAAGGACATGTCACGTAGGCGCCAAAAGTCAATATGGCTTGTTTCTCATCGTGAAGAATTAGCAGGACGAGTGCCCAATGTCTTAAAAGTAGTTAAAGAAGGCGGTTTTACTACATATTCAACTGCGGTTGATATAGAATAATATTGGGCACTATTTTGAAGTATAAGTATTAACATGCCAAGTCCACAAAAAGCAAAAGGTTCAGGATACGAAAGAGAAGTTGCAAAGTTTCTCTCAGCATTATACGGTGAAAGTTTCATTCGTGCTCCTGGATCTGGTGCATATGTGGGTGGCAAGAATCAAGCAAGAACCGAAATCTTACATGAAGGTCAGATTCGTTCATTCAAGGGAGACATTGTTCCAGGACAAAGTTTCAATAAGATGAATGTAGAATGTAAATTCTATGCTGACTTTCCGTGGCACTTAACCCTTACAGGGGAGTGTAAGCAACTTGATTCGTGGTTAGAACAATTACTTGATGTAGAAGAACCCGGCGATTTTAACATTCTTTTTATGAAGTTTAATCGTAAAGGTCAATATGTCGCAGTACAACCAAAACTAACTTGGATATCAGACAATCATGTCTTTTATGCTAGTGAGAAGTACGGTGACTGGCTTATCATAGAACACTCTAGCTTTTTCAAATATAATGCAGAATTAGTAAAAACATATTCAGGCACAACATCAGACACAACGTCAACCAAAAATACAGAACCCTTGAATTTAGAAACACAATTAGTAGCCTGAGTGTCAGGCCTCCTTGAGATTGTACAGATTGTGCTGTGCCGTCAGATTCTGGAGTATGCATGTATTAGCATGTATCTATTATATATGGTAGCGAATATATAATCTTTACAATGTTAGCATGGAACACCGAGAAGGCTATTCAGATAGGAAACCTTCAATGAGTCTATATCTTACTCCATCAATTGGGATATAGAACATGCGTTGCTGAGATGTTAAATGATTTTAAGTTTAATAATCTCACTACAGACCCATAAATAACTTATAGGGCAACCGGTGTCACATAGTAACTAAAGACGTTGACTGTGTGGGGTATAGATGGCAAAGGACGACGGGCAGGGCAAGTTTTTCCATTGGTAGTGCTTAGACTGCACTACCATGGCTTCTAAGCGGCAAATAGTATTAAAGCATATAAGATATGCCTAAAGTAATTAAGAGTAAAGGAAGAGTTGTAAGACTAACCGAATCTAATTACGAACGAAGTGAGTAATTAGAGAAGGTTAATGACCGAAGGTCATTCGTAATGACTTAGGGCTTAATGATAAATGAATAGTTACGGATATGATTAGAAGAATGGTAATCCTGATTTCTTTGTAGTTTCCATATTTTCTCCTATGAGTTTAGTAATCATATTACGTTCATCAATACTCATATTCATCACATCGGTATAACTAACACCACCTCTCATATGCCATGTCAGTTTTAGTGCATGGGATTTTATGGTGTTTACATCTTTTTCCATGTCTGATAAAAGGCTCTTAATTTCTTCGGAATTAAGAAATAAAAGCCTTAATCGAAAAAATTTGATACGTTAATTACAAATGATTGTTCATACTCATGTTTGCAATGTATACATGAAATTTGTAATGGTTTTGCCTCAGATTCCGATCTGAGTTTAATATTAGTTTCTTTGATTTTATTGAATATGTTCTTATCACAATTTCTTAAGAATTCTTCAATATGTTCAGTTTCAAATACTGTGGCATTAGGTGTCTTAACATATTCAATTGTGGATAGTAATAGTTGAACAGTCATCTCATTCAACTTTTTAATCAAGTCAGTGGTCTGTCTACCTCTTTCTAAATCATCTTCCATATTTTGTAGATTTGACATCATGCGCTGTACTTCAAATTGTAATATATTAGATTCGTTGATTTCACTATATAACAAAGGTTTAAACTTTACTTGTAAATCATTTACGGTAAGTAGCATACTATAATCACTAGGTTTAAAGTTAGCTAATAATCCGGTAAGGTTTACATCATACTTTGCTTCTTCTTTACAACTTGGGCAACTAGTTTCAATTTCCATTTTATCACCGTTACTGGCGGCACGAATAGCAATTAGTATAGGGTCTAAGTCAACAACTGGTATACACCAGGGGTCTAGTATATTAGGTATACAACTTTTTATAATGTCTGCTACTGCATTACCATTAAACAATGCGTCTGGAGTCTTACTAGTTATTTCATCAATTGTGGTCATTGGGTAAACCGGAACTTCACCGTTTTCAGGTAAGTTAATAGATCCTTCTTTATATCCGGCTCCACCGCTAGGTAATTTTAGGTATATTGCAGGTCTACGAAAATATTGACGTAATGGGTTAACTGTATCGTTCATTTTTAATCCTTCTTTTGGTTGGTTTTTTTATACTAAATAATAGATGTACTATATTTATAGACAAAAAAACATGGAATTTATTAAATGGTAGCAGCAGTAATAGGTGCAATTGAAGAAGCCTTAGGGACACTTGGTGTCAGCGCCGGCGAAGCGGCAGCCGGTGCAAATGCTGCTGGTCAAGGATTAAATGACCTCGAAAAGGCTAGCGGGGGTGCTAGTAGTCAACTTAAGAATAATTTTACACAAGCACTTAAACAGTCTAAAGAAACAGTAAACAGCCTTGAGGAGTCCATCAGAGAACTACAAGGTGGTGTTAAAAAATATGAAGGTGCAGTAGGTGATGCCGGACTTATGGCTACAGCCTTTACGGCTGCTATTCAAGCCCTAATTCCGGGTATGCAAGGTATAGCAGTTGCTACCTTATTCGCTGGTAACGCATTAACTAGTTATGCAAAATCATCATTAAAACAACAAGATTTGTTAGTAAAAGGATACCAATCATTAAGTGAGTTTGGTGCATTAGATCCTTCTGGTTTACGTGGAGTATTAGATAGTGCTAAAAATGTAGGTGCAGTACCAGAAACAATGGCCTTCATGTTAGAAACTATTACTAAGAATAGTCAACAGTTAGCAAGTTTTGGCGGTACTGTAAACGAAGGTGGTAAAATACTAACAAGAACTGTAGACAAATTGTTAGAACCCTCTGACGACTATTTTAGAGTACTAACAAATTTAGGTTTTACTACTGAAGATTTAACAAAATTTACTGCAGGTTTTATTTCAGTTAACTCAAAATCAATAAGAGGGATGGCAAATGATGAAGCTGCTCTTAAAGTACAGACTAACCAATATTTAGAAACATTGACTGAGTTAGCAGAACTTACCGGTGTGAGCCGTGACCAACAACTAAAAGCGGCTCAAGAGTTACAGCAAGAAGTTGAATGGCGTCAATATCTAAGAGAACTTGCAAAAGAACCAAACGGTGCTGAAAAGGTTGCAGCAGCTAACTTAATGATGGCTGCCATTGTAGAAAAACAAGGTAAGGACATGGGACACGTTCTCAAGGACTTTGTTATTAACGGTGCTGCAACAACTGGAATGTCAGCACAATTGCAAGGTGCGCTTGGTGGCGCAGATAAAATGTTTAGGCAAACTATTGCAACTGGCGGTGATGCTACTATATCAGTGGGTAGAATGGTAAATGCAATGGGTAAAGGACAAGATGCATATATAGAGGCTATGGGTCCCACACTAAAAATTGCAGGTGCTGCTAAAGATGTATATGTTACCTCTAAAATGTTTGACAATGCCATGAATACTGCTACCGGTGATGTTGCCAAAGCTATAAAAGACAATACCGATAAAATTAAAAAAGAGGGTGATGACAGATTAAACATGCAAGCAAAACTTCAACAAACAGAGCGTACATATGCTTATGTTTATCAGGAGTTATATTTTGCATATGGAAAATTAGCAACCGGCGCGGTTACTATATTTTCAGATTTGTTAATAGCTAAGGCTAAGGCGATAAATGCTACTGTACCTGGATTTGATGCATCAAAAGACATTGCAAGGTATGATGCAATGGTTGCTAAAGAAAAAGATGCAAATCTAGCTAGAGCAAGAGAAATTGCAAACAAACCAGAAAATCAAAAATTTGCAAAAAGTCCATTAACAAAAGAAGAAGCTATTGCTTTATTAGATAATCCAAATAAAATTCAAAGAGAAAGGGATATAAAAGACTTTGGTGGTTTAGAAAGATTACAGACTATTGCTGGTAGAGCAATTGATACTGCAAATAAAGCAACTGAGAATGCCGACAACTCTAGAAAATTACTTGATAATAAAATTAATATAAAACCCGGAGCAGTAATGCCTGGTACTACGGTAGATCCAAGATTAGCTAAAATAGCAGAAGATTTTACAAAAATGTATCCTAATGCTAGACTTACCGGATACAATGAAGCAGGAGCACATGCTCCTGGTGGAAAGCATTATAAAAACAGTGCTATGGATTTAGCATTAGAACAAGGTCATAATTATACACCTGCTGAAGTTAAGCAAATGACTGCAATGTTAAAACAATTAGGTGCATCTGTGGTACTTGATGAGACTAAGAAAAAAGAAGGACCTCATTTACATATTGAAATAGGTGATAATCCTGCTAAACAAGTAGAACTGAATAATAAAAAAGTATCTATGACTGTACCAACGTATAAACCAGATGATACTAAAACTGCTAGTGTAACAGATACTAGACCCGCTTTCAATAACCAACAATCTAATAACGATAGTATAATGGTTGTTGCTAAATTAGATGAATTACGTACAATATTTAACCGATCACTAGGTGTACAAGAAGAAATTCTATCTTATACTAAGCAACACGCATAAATATAAGATATGTCATATAAAAAGCGTTTTCACGGCCCTAACACTACCGGTGCATTAAGTCCTATTTCCGGACGAAATAACAATACCGGTGCATGGAATGGTAACGATTATCCAGTAAATACAGGTGGCCCTAGTAGAGACGGATATAATAATAGTGATTTTGGTTATAAGAACTATCAAAGTCGTTTACCAGAAGTTTATACTGGACATCCAAATCGCATTGAACGTTATAATCAATATGAAATGATGGATGTAGATGCCGAAATTAATGCATGTTTAGACATTATTGCTGAGTTCAGTACACAGAAAAACGAACAAAATAACACACCATTTGAGATAGTTTTCCATGAGGATCCAACTCCCCATGAAGTAGAACTAATCAAAAAACAGTTACAACAATGGTGTAAACTTAATGAATTTGACACACGTATATTCAAAGTTTTTCGTAATAGTTTGAAATACGGGGATCAGGTTTTCATTCGTGATCCAGAAAACTTTAAGTTATATTGGGTTGACATGACTAAAGTTACTAAAGTTATTGTTAACGAAAGTGAAGGTAAGAAGCCTGAGCAATATGTAGTTAAAGATATCAACCCTAA